ATAACTGGGACGGCGCACTGGTCGAAACCGACCGAGGCCTTACTGTGGCACTAGAAATGGCGCGCAAGCAGAAAGAGGAAATGGAAATGCATAAGAACACACAAACCGAAAACGCGTAATCATGGGACGAAGAAAGCTAGTAAAAAATATGGGACCGAATGAGTTCCTATGCAGCATCCAAAAGCACCTTGACCGCAACATCGTTGACACTTGGCTGTTCTTGTACGCCGCACAAATCGGACTGCACCAAGCGTTGGCAGAAACCGAGAACTTGAGCGAGAAAGGCGTGGTGGGATTAATCAGCACGCAATACACCAAGCAACAACTGCGCACGATGGTAGGGTTGTTTGACGAATGGAACACCCAATCAAACCGAAAAAAGAAAAACGCTATCGAACCAAAACCGAAAAAATGAATAGAGGACGAGTAACAGGCGCTGTACGAATGATGCAGACGCCGACACACACGACGAAGTATCAGCTGTCTGCGGTGATTGACTTTGACACGGACGGCCAAGTGCAGCGCCAGACCCGCATGGGGCATGGCAACGATTTGAAAAGCGCATGGCTGGATATGTTTAAGCAGTTTAACAACGATTTCGGCAACGTATTTATCACCAACGGCAAGCTTACTGGTCATGACATTATCTGGGACTAAACCCACACACAACCTTCTTCCACACGATTGGAACGAATTGCAAAAAGACTGCAACCGCATGGAGGCATATCTGAATCGAATGAAGCACTACTTAGACCGCATAGCAGTTAGCGACTTGCCTAACATCGACGCGGCTCGCAACATCCTGCTTTCGCTAGAGGAAGTGGCACAAGCGCTCGACGTGGTTAACGGAAGCAAAGACAGGCTAAACGCCATGCAATTCGATTACGACCCCCAAAAGTACGGACATGATTAAAGAACTGGACTATCGACAAGCCACCAGCCCCGAGTATCTTCAGATGCTGGCGGCAGATTTTCCATGGGTAATCGTTGGAAACACCGACGACGACTTGACTGCCGTGTATGTCGCACACGAACCAAACGACGCAACGACGCTGAACTTAGACAAAGTGCAGTGCCAACCAATTAACGAATACATTCAAAACATTATTTTATGAGAACAGGTACTATTACTTCAATCGAGAACGAGAACAACAGTTGGACCAGCCGCAATGGTGGCACATTCCACGACTACACCGTAGGACTGACCGACAAGGAATCAGGTGAAGAAATCAGTGGGCAAGCAAGCAGCACTGACCCACAGAGTCCACCATATGCTGTCGGTGACGAAATCTTCTACGAATCGCGGCCCTCTGCGTACGGTTTGAAACTGAAAATCAAGAAAGAGATGATGGAAAACCAAGGTGCGGTGCTGTTGCCATCGGGCACTCCTGCAGCTGGTGGTGGGCGTCAACAAGAAATCAGCACGCAGTGGGCACTGGGCAGGGCGACAGAAGTCATCAACTACCAGACTGGCCCCGACTACTGGGACGATGTAAAATACTTCGCTACTCGGTTGCTGGAGGTGAAAGAAGCTATCATCAAAGGATGAAGCTACTAGGATTAATTGGTATGCTTGGAGGCATCCCCAACATCGCGAAAGCGTTGGGGGTGTCGCCAGCGACCATAAGACACTGGATGCGCACGCATCCTAGGGGCTTTCTCAAGTACAGCCCCGAACTGAAAATCATGCTAGACGGCCTCGGCTACGATAACTCTTTGTGGATGCTGGTGGT